GAATGGTATATAGATACCTCGGTTGGATCTTGCGAGCTGGATGTAGCGAAGTCAACTTTGTCTTGAATTAAAAATGATAATCCATTTGCCGATATTGTGGTATTTTCACCTACTGTCAATGCGTATGAATAATCTGGTGCTACATCACCTCCACCAATTGATATAGCTGGTAATTGTTGATAGATATCAATTGTAGTTTGAGCAGCTGATGTTGTTTTAGGGCGGTATCCAAACATATATGACAATTCATATAGGTTATTGGTTTGTTGTGCGTATTGGATGAAGTTTTCTTGGATTTGGTTGTCCAGGTAAAAACTCAATACATCACCAACATATGCTGATTGTTCCATTACCATCATTCCTGGTGATGTAGGGCTGAAGTCAGTATATGTGTTTGGGAAATATGTTTTAGTGTATTCTATTAACCGTTGTCTAAAACTGGAGAAATCGCGGTTTAAGTATTTGATATCTTGACTCATTGTTTTTAATTATTGATTAACGGTAGCGGTTAATATTTCTCGGTCGTTTGTATTTGCTATGGAAAATTCCAAAGTTAATGTAACACTACTCAAATCTGAATTACCTGTTAAGGTTATATTTTCAACTACTACTGTGGGGAATATAGTGGATATTTCATCGGATAAACGTTCTTTGAGTGAATCCAAATTATTTGAATTGATTTGCTCAAATATAAATGTCCTTAATCCAAAACCAAATATAGGTCCAAATATGCGCTCCCCCGGATTAGTTAATAACCAATTGAGTAAATTGTTTTTTACTGATTGTTTATATGTGTAATTTGAACTAAATACAGCCTCACTATTAAATGGTAGATTAATCCCATTACCAACATCAGTTTGCAAATCACTAGGATATATTTGGGTAGGACGGTATGGCATTTTTTATTTGTTAAGTAAATTCATGATTTGATCCATACCTAATTCACCCGTACCTAAGTTACCATTAACTGGGTCGCCAACAGATGATGGGGAAAATCTAGGTACATCACCGCTAGTGAAATTCATTGCTGTTTCACCCAACATTTCACTGTATTTTTGTCTCATATCGAAAGTTGGTTGTGTGAATGTTGGCTTATATTCAGGTGTAGATGGTTGGGTGTGGATTTCCTGGATGGTTGTTTTAGGTGTTTTAAGTGCCTCCAACAATATATCTTTCATTTCATCTCGAATCGCATCGCGTACTGCTTCTTTTATTAATTGTTTAAGTTCTGATGTTTTCATATGGTTATAAATATGGGTTTATGTTGCTTTTAAATCGTTTTGTTGTATGTAAAATATCAACTCGTCTATCAATATCTGATCTATTGAGCTGAAAGACCACTCTCCTTTCAACATTACCACATTACTTCGATTTTTTGCAATAGCTCGTCTGCGTTTGAGTGGTTTTTCTGTCACTTCCATTTCCACACTTAATGTAAATCCATTTACTGATAACGGGGTAGGTTGTTCTTGTTGAACTAGTTTGGATGTTTCTTCTAATAATTTGCTAAATTGTTCTTGAGTTTGGGGAGTATCTGGTGCACAATGTTGTATAACCATGTCTACTAAACTTAAGTATTTAAGTAAAAGGCTTAAAGATGTATTAACTATTACTACTACTGTTAATGTTCCCGCACTGATGCTAGATAATTTTCCTACAGTACCCTCCATGTTTTTAATGGTTTCCTGGATTTTATTTATGGTGCTTATGGGTATACCTACGCCTCCTACTGCTGTTGGTGCTGGGGTGTTTTTGATTAATTTAATAGTTATATTCATTGTTCCCAAAATACCAGTAGTAATACCTAGTGCTTTGGTGGTGGAATCTAATATTTGTGTGGTTTGGGTTAATTTTGTATATAGTTTATTTTTAGTGTTAAGTGATTGTTCAGTTACATCAGATGTAGGACATGGTAAATCTTTTATATATTCTTCAATTACAGGACGTTGTTGTTGTATTAACTCATCAGCCTTTGATATACCATATTGGGCTAGCATGTTTAAGGCTATAGGGATTAGGGTGGTTTTAATTTCTTTAGATAAGTCTGTTAATTTCTTACGTAAATGAAAGTCACCATCTTTTTTGTCTTTTAATAATGAGTCTAATTGTTTAGGCTCAAGTTGAGATGCTTTTAGTTTATCTTCAGTAACATCTTTTTTTATAGGAGACATTAATACAGGACCCAAGTCCAATTTAGGAGTACCATCACCTTTATATGGTTTGACATTGAGGGTTGTATAATTTTTAAATGTAATTTTTAGTGGATACTCCAATGATGGGATGAGGATTTTAAATTTTCCATTAGTATCTGATTTAATGGTATTAGATTGGGATCCGTTTATTGATAATATTTTGGCACCTTTGATAGGTTGGTTTATTGATGAATCAATAACTGTACCTTCAACATACACAATGGTTGTTTTTTCTGTTGGTTTTGATAATAAATTTTTTGGGTCAATCATATAGTATCGATTAAATTATTTTAATTTAACATATTTTGATTTAGTTTTAGATAAATTATCAATAACCGTTTGTATTACAGCGGATGCATTACTACCTACTATATTACCAGCAGCATCTGGGGTTGGGATACCTCCAGGGAATAATTGGGAAGTTTCCATTACACTAGCCATAGATTTTAAAGCAATACATAATTGATTAAGTAACATTATTGTAGTATCCCCCAATAGTGCAGATTCGGTTGCTGATTTGGGGTCAGGGCCTATTTTTATATCATTGCTATGTAAATATAGTTGATTTAATGATTCTATATTAACACTGTCATTAGATGAAATACCTACTGATTTATACCCACTAATTAATACACTATCAGTTTTGGCATTTAATATTACCCGGTCTGATGTTAATATCGCTTGGGGTAAAGTGTATGTTGATGGGGTTATAGGTGGTGTAGAGTAGGAATTGAAATTCTCATTTGATAATGCAAATGGTAATTTTTGTGTTGTGGTTAAGTATAAAGATGAAGGATCTTTAGATATATTTTCAGATATTGGAGTCCATGGATCTCCACCTTGAGGAGATTGGCCATTTCGTATTATGGTGATAGGATCACCACTATTATTTCCGAATCGTAAGCTTTGACCATACCTACCTAAGTATGTTATATCCCCTGAATTTTGGTATAATGGGCTTATAACTCGCTCGGTAAATGTTTTTGGTTGTTTTTGGGGGGCAGTGTTTTTAGGTATACCAAATTCAGCCATCCTGTAGTCTTTTACAGATGTTTGGGTTGGTGGGGGGGTATCTGTTGGGAATGTAATATTATTATTGACGGATGATATACCAAATGTGGATATAGGTAAATCATATTGCCACGCAAAACCAGCTGAATTATTGGTTGGTAGTTTATGTAGGGTAACTATTTCATTAATAGTGGGTATGTTGAGTACGTGGGATGATTTAGGGGTAGCTATATATCTTCGCCCTATTGAATTAGCCTGGATGGATTCAACTAGTATTGTGCCTAAGAGAGAGTATGCGGTTCCAGTGATCGGGTCTATTATAGGGTCAGGGTAGTCGGTGGTGATAGCTTGTTTAACAACAGCGTTAATAATGTCAAAATCAAATTCACCAGATGAAAATGTTTTGGTACTTACCGATGATCGTATTTGACTCTTATTCCCAAAATTAGCATATCCTCCCATTTAATCTTTAGGTTTAAAATTTTTAACCTCAGCCAATAATTGTGCTTTTTCTTCTTCAGTCATACCCAAACTATCGTCGTCTGATTTACTTTGGCCTAAAGAACGTTGAACAATGGTAGCCATTTTAATTAGCTGTTCATCGTTTTTTAATCCCAACTCCATATATTCTTTAATCAATGGTACTACTAGGGTAGCATCACCTATATCATTTATTAATGGTTTTAATTCATTAATTAATGCCGCTATTTGCTGTTCTTTTTTCTTTTGGTTATTGTATATTTCTTGTAACATATCGGAAAATTTCTTCTTTCCGAATATTACTGCATCTAGATTACTCATTATATTTTAGTAATAAATATTACGTAGTAAATTCTATATAATTGTGGTCTAAATAATACGTGTAATTTTTCTTGAATATGTCGTACATAGTGTTAGCTACCTTAGTAATTCGAGGTGCCTTAATATCTGGGACCATCTCATAGATGTAGATGTAAAGTGCTTTTTTATTGAACACATCAATTAATTCACGTTTTCTAAATAATTCCAGAATTGAATCGGCGATTTTAATATCTTGGTCTTTGGTGAATATGGTATGAATTAATGTAGTCATTTCATTTACATATTGATCCATAAATATAGATAATTTATCATCTACAGGTGTTGAATCTAATGTATATGCTTGATTATGGTCGTTATTTAATTCATCCACAGCAACTTTTTGTACTTTATTCTTGTACATTTTATTATTATATATAATACACCATCTCTTTACAATAGTACCAAAATATGAATATGCTTTAGCACCATTTGAAGGGTTGAATAGGTGGATTTTACTTAATAAAAATGTGATTATTTCATGTTGTAGGTGTTCTAAATTATCTACCTCAGTATGGTAAAATTTAAATGTATGAATTATATTTTGAGTTAATTTGAAAAATGCGTAGTGGATTTTTCGTTCATAAATTAAATTTCGTAATTCAGAATCAGGTGTGTTATTGTATAATACAATAGCATCTTCAGTATCTTGTGTGAAATAATTTTTGTCTTTAGCTACTTTAGGCATGGGATAGGTTATTGTTGCTTTACGTTGAACTCGTTGAGTATTTCTTGTATTTGTTTAATTCCATCGAATATAACACCAGTTTCATCATCGTTAGCGAATGCACCCATTTGATCTAATTCTTTAATTTTATTATCCGAAACCTCAATTACCCTAGATAGTTTGTCTAAATAGTCAAGGTAACTAATTAATATGGTTTCAGATTTTTCTTGTTTTTTAAATAGATTATATGTAGTAAAACCTAAAACTAAAACTAAAATGGATAAAGTGATTATAATTGCTAGTATCATAAGTTGTCTAATAAATTTCGTAAATTATCACTTTTGATGGATCCCAACGCTTTGTTGCGAACTGTGTCTTTTTTGGAATTGGTAGGGTTGAATGTACTAGTTTTCTTTACGGCAGGCACGTTTTTTTTCTCTTTCCCTAATTTTGGGAACCATTCTCTCTCAAATTCAATTCTAGCGGCCATTAAATCAGCCTGATGTACTATATATGGGAGTGAAGTACGTGGTTTTTGTCCTGGGATAAATGATATGAGGTATTTTTTGTTACCTTCATCATATAATCCATCGTGTGTCTGGATAGTGATCATTTCGTTGAATGAATATTGCACACCATGTGATTGAAGTAAAAATAAACCTCTATCGGGAACAGAAGCAAATGGCAATGATTCATTGAACATGTAATCTTCTCCCAACTTGTCTTTTCTCCACTGATCTGTTTGTGGGATATACGATTCGTGATTTTCATCACCAATTTTACCTAAATCGTGATTTAATGCAGAAAACACTAATTCCTCAACTGTGTATGTGGAAGTGTCAACCCCGTGTTTTTCCCAGATTCCATGTTGATCTAAAGCACATTCAATTACTCTATTAACATGCTCAACATACCCTCCAGGAAATGCATTATGATATTCAGCTTTATGACTAGCAGGCATCATCATTATGCGATCTGCAAATTTTTCATAAAACGCTAATAATTTCTCTTTACGTGGGGATTCGATGTATGTTTCGATATACCCCAACATTTTTTCCCAGTTGCCTAGGAT